GACCCCCTGACGTTATAAGACTGAACAGCCCCGCCGGTAAGGATTGCGTATATCGCTGCATCAACCGCGTCGAGCATCTGCTGTGTGGTAACCGACATCGCTCCTCCGACGATAAATAAAAAAGCGGCAGTTAGGTGGTTAGGCACCCAACTGCCGCTTGAAAAATTCCTCCGGTGATCAGCCGTGGAAAATAAATTGTACTTCTATTATCCTTTACCCTAAAAACCTGTCAAGGGGGTCGTTACTACGCTGTAGTAACGACTTTTACTCCCCTTCCGCCTCACTGCTACGGAATCTATACCCGCATTTTAGGCATTTATGGTACCTTATCGGAGGTTTACTCGCATAGGTCTTTATGATTTTACTCTTGCACTTCGGGCACTTTATGGGGTAATATATCACCCCGTAGCTGGAATTCTCGTCATCCTGGCCGCCCTTTTGGGCCTTCGGGTCCGCCTCTTTCGCCTGGGCAGACGGGGCCGGCCTGCTGTGCCTTATACCGAGCCAACCGCTCCGGGAAGATCTGTTTATCCAGCTCATATCCTGCCTATCGCTTGATCCACCCCTGGCGGCGGCCGCCAAGCCAGCTTCCGCCTGACTGGGATGGAGTAAAACTGCTTTTCTTGTGTTCTTCCCTTCTTTCCGGCTGCCTCTGGAAATCAGATTCCCTCATCGCGTATACGCGCAGCATATCGGCTGCCGCGGCATTATAGATCTCGACATCCCAGTAATGGTTACTCCCGGAGGTGTGTATCTTTTTCCAGTGGTAGGTTATAGTCTTGCGCTTGGGGTCCCGAACCTGTATCTTATGTTCCGAACTCATCTGCCTGAAATAATCCTCGGTCGTCCCTTCCGGGATATACCATCCCCCGCGCGTGTTGTCCTCTTCCGTGTTCTGGATCAGCCTGGTCACCTTGTCCTTGAAATAACTCGTATCGATACGCCACAGCTTCAGCCCCCCCTGGATGACCTTGCCGCTTTTAGGCATCCGGTCTATGACCGACACGAGATACGTGGGACCATTAAGGTGATCGACGCCCTTTATCGCCCTGGCCTGATCCCGGTGCTGCCGGCAGAAGTTGTATACCTCATCCGTATGATAGCCGGTATCGCACAAAACAAGGCGGACCTTGAAAGGGTCTATGCCGGCGATTTCCGAGGGATAGCAGGTGCTAAAGATAATATCCTCTACGTCGTCCCAGGTTTCCACCCGCTCGGCCAGTATCCCCCAGGACCGCTGCCCGACGCCCCAGCCGCGTATCGCCAATATGAAATAATCTTTCTGGACGTCCACCGCGGCGGTAAGGACCTTCACCTCCATGGGAACGACGTGTTTTTTGTACGGCCTGATAAGCTTACGCAGCTTGTCCGGGGTATTATGCTCAAGCCCCTCCTCCCAGATCTCGGCGAGCCAGGAGTTCACGAAATTCATAAGTGTTTGGGGGTCGTCTTTTGAACTGAGGAACTCCGCCGCTATCTCGGAGAATGACAACCACGGGGAGTACAGAGCGCTAAGCCAGAAACCGCGCATGGAAGTCTGTGGGATCTCCCCGGATATTGTCCCGTCTTTGCCTATAGTGCACCCTTCCGGGACCCATTTGCCGGCCTCCAGCATGGCCTGCTTGTGGCGGTCTTCGATGCGGCCGCCGCAGTGCATACATTCATACCAGGCCAAGGATTGGTTCTTTATCTTCTCGGGATCAGACTCGCTATCTTTCGGCCACTTAAGGTACTGCCGAAAAATAAAGATCTGGTACTCACCGCAGTGCGGGCATGGGACGTAATACTTGCACCTGTCTGAATGCTCATATTCACGGTTTATGTATCCTTCCCTTAGCGTGGGCGTGGAGCATTTTAATATCTTTCTGCTTACCTTGAACGTTCTCGTCCTTTCCCGGGAAAGCTTTATCGGATCAGCTTCTTTTCCGGAAAAAGGCGGGTATTTGTCCGTTTCATCAAGCAGGAGGAATCGGATAGGCTTCCCGGAAAGGGCCGCCGGGCTGTTTGATCCGGCAAGGTATATGATCATCCTATCCAGCTCGAGCGCCAGCTTGGAGATATCATCTTGAACGCCGGTCATGTGCCCGGAAAGAGCCGGCGAAAGCTCAATCATCCGCTTGAGCCTATCGGTGGAGAAGGTCTTTGCGTCTGCTTCCCTGGGCTGGACCCATAGTACCGGTCCCGGGTCATGGTCCACGGCGAACCCCAGGCAATTAAGAAACGCTTCGGTCTTGCCTACCTGGGTGCTGAACATAAGAGTGACCTCCTCGATGAACGGATCGTTAAAGGCATCCATGGGCCCGCGCAGGTAAGGAGTGCGCGAAGTATGCCATTGCCCGGGCTCCGCGGAAGTTTTAGGGTCAAGCACCCTGTTCTTATCTGCCCATTCCGAAACCGTCTGCCCTTTGGGGATCTTCCATGCCATGCGCACCTGATCCGTCCATATTTCAGGCATTGGGATCAAAACCCCAGCATTAGCCACTTTTTTCCTTCTCCTTTTTCTTATCGAATATTTTTGATTCTGATATCCTGTCGATCACGTTTTCCACTTCTTCCTGGACAATGGCCTTGATCTTACGCGGCTCCTGGCCGAAGCAACGAAGGGATATCGTATTGGGCAGAACAAGCAGCGCCCGCTTCATGGCCAGGCTTATGTTTATAAGCTCTTTTTCGACCTTATCCCGCAGTATCAGCTTACCCTTCCTGACGTCGTTTTCGATCCTGCGCTTTTTCACGTCCTCCTTCAGTCGAGCTATTTCCCAGCGTACCTTGTCGGCGTATACGCCTTTTCTTCCTCCTGAAACCTTGCCCTCATGTTCCGCTCTCCAGGAATTGATCTTTTCAAGATCGTATTTACCGTCTTGTGCCGGCGGCATTCCTTCTTTTAGCCAGCGCGCGACCGTACGGACCGAAACCCCGAAAGCCCGGGCAACGCTTTCCTGGCTTTCCGCGTATCCCCGGGATTCCGATTCGGAACTTAATTCCTCAAGCTCGCGGATCTCCCCTTTCTTTAACGCGGGGGTTGATGACCTGCCGCTTTGTAGCTTTTCTATTAATTGTATTTGCCGGCGTTTTTTCGCCATCTCGATTATTCTGATTTTCTGGTTTTTAAAATTATCCATCATGCGGGCATTGACAAACAGAGCGAGCGTGAATTAAAATATGCTCATCTGTGTGTGAGCGGCTGGAAAAACCCGCATGCCTTGAACATGTGGGTGGCGCGGATTTAACTATTCGGGCCCGGCCGCCCGTTTATTTATCTTTCTCCGTAAGGACAACACGGTTAGAAACATCTTTACTCAATCCAATCCCTATAAGCGCTCCTGCTCCAAACCATGACAAAATAATCATGCCAAGGTATCCTAAAAGATTCGTTCCTTTACAAGGCCTTCCGGAAATTCCCAGAGCGAATAAAACCCCGGATAAGTAAATATAAAGCAATGCTTCCATTAAACCCCTCCTTCTTACTCAACCTTCATTCTGTATCTATTCCACTGGTAGTGCTATAATACATTAATGCATTAATTTAAACTGGATGGAAAGATATCTCCATGAATACACGGTATAAGATACTGCTAACATCGATATTTATCCCGATCTTGTATTACTTGTCAAAAAACCATTACTTTGTGGTTCGCAAGAATATCAGGTCTTGGCTAATCGCAGCAAGAATGCCATTCTACAGATTCTTCAAGAAATCACCTCCGGCTAATAAAAAACGGGGAAGCGATAGGCCTCGGACTCCTTGGATAGATAGAAAAATTACTAAAGATTGGCTGCGCAGGTAAGAACTCCTTTCTTACCCGTAAACTCTTCCCATCTCCGGACAGCTACATCACAGAATACCGGCTCAAGCTCCATTGCGAAACAACGCCGGCCGACACGTTCAGCCGCGATAATCTGACTTCCGGATCCGCTAAAAGGTTCAAGACAGATATCACCAGGTTTCGTATGCACCCGCATGGGGATGGCAAATATTTCTGTCGGCTTTACGGTAGGATGGTTTAAACCGCTATTGCGTTTCTTCCCATCAAAATCCAACTCCCAGATATCACTGTAATATTCGGGGCTTGTAGGATCTCCGTCTTTTACCAGGTTGCAGAACCATACCGAACCAATCCGCTTTTCTGAAGGACGGAAAAACGGCTTATTGCCGCGGCGCCAGCCGAAGAGACAAGGCTCATGCCTCCATGGATAAACTGAGAATGTCATGATAGTGCAAGGCTTTACCCAGACAATATGCTGATGGATCAATAAATCCAGTTCTTCCCATATTTTTCTAATAAGAAGTAATCGGCGGTCGGCATGCCAAAGATAAAGTGCGGCGTTCTGCTCAACATGCTGCAAAGCGATCGTGTAGAAATCCTGATAAAACTTCTCAGCATCCGGAATATCCACTTCGTGATATAAATCTGACCAGTCTTTCCCACCGTTCGGCCGGTCCGCACCGGTATAATCAACCATATACGGAGGATCCGTGGCCAACAGTTGCGCGGTCTTACCATCCATCAATCTGGTGATATCCCCGGCATTTGTGTTGCTGCCGCATAAAAGCCTGTGATCTCCCAGGATCCACAGATCACCGGGCTTAGTGATCGATATCTCCGGAGGCTCCGGGATATCATCGGGCAGGGTATTCCCCACCACTTCAACTTCCAAATCATGACATTCTTCGCGGAGTTCCTGCAAGCGCAAGTTAATATAGTCTTCCGGCATATCGCGGCGTAAGCGTTCCAAAATCGGGATAATAGTTTGGATAAAATAGCCGGCGATAGCTTGGTTGTTTAAAGTAAGGCTCATCGCCTGCTGCATCATGTCGTCAACATCAACCATAACGCAGTTAACCTTCTTAATCCCAGCGTCTTGCAGTATCTTAAACCGCTGATGCCCTCCAACAATCTGCATGTTCCGCTTATTCAAAATTATAAGATCGACATATCCAAACCTTTCCAGGCTGGAACGCAACCCGGACAGTGCCTCATCAGCTATTTCGCGTGGGTTATCCGGGCACTGTTTGATACATGACATTTGCACTTCTTGAATGTCCGGTTTGGCATTGATCTGCATAGGCTCAAACTCCTGTTTTCCGTCGTGTAATTAAGTTTACACTACCATCCGTTAGGTATCATTATGACCATGACATGGCGCAAAATCATTTCGTGCGCGCTTACGCGCTGCGCCTCGGCCGACCCGCTATCCCCTCCCCCCGTCGGAAGGACCCGCTCGCTTATAGACATCATCGAGGATGCTAACCACATTGGATTGGTCTTTTGCCATCTCGCGCCATACCCTTCGGCGAGTATTGCGGTCGCATCCCGAGCGTTTCATGATCACATCCAGGTTCCTCAAGACTTCAATCGCCGTCTTTAGCTGCCTGCGCCTTAGCCACTTCTTTATTCTCTTGATCACTATCCACCTACCTTGTCTTGATTTGTAGAACAGCTGTCGGACGCGTGATGATCAACCTGCCTACCACGCGCGGCGGCATCGGAGATATGATCTGGTTGTTATCCATAAAGGTAATATCGACTGTCGACCCCGGCTGCAATAAATCGTGGATTATGGCAGCGTGGTATTGAATAGAGGCAAGGATCTCTTGGCTCTTTTGCCTGTTTAAATTTTCTTCTGCCATACTTTCTCCTTCCAGCTATAAAAAACGATTTGAATTAACCAAATGGTATTCATCCCTACTAAAAATAATCCTCCGATAAATGATGCCCATTGACTCAAGTGGGGATAATAATAAAGATTCCAACATCCCCAGACTGAGAAAAACAGGATATGAATCCACGATATTCCTCTTACTCTTTTATCCCTGTGCAGCTTGATTATGCTCATAAGAATAAAAGGCGCCCCCAACAGCTCAAAACCTCCGTTCACTAAATCCTGCCATATTCCCACCTAAAGCCCCCTGATCGATATGCTGGCTTTCTCCTGTGTCCCAGCTTTTACAAAGATAACTTTTGCAAACTCGTATTCTCGCACAATAGAGCAACAATCATCCGGCCACGCTTCTCCGTTTAAGGCATCATTGATCCCTTTTATAAGATTATCTAAATCTACCCGGCGGCCTTCTCTTATATGAAATTCATACCCAATAGAAACCGGACCAAAGAAGCACTTCCCTCCGGACTGGCGATAAGATAAGACAACCAGTTCTCGAAAGGCAAACCATCGCTCTACGATATCCCTTCCAGCCCATCTATCTCTCTGAGTCATCCTCGGCTTAGAAGACAGCTTCTTGCAGGTAACTGTAAACACAAATTCTTTGTTACTTAATTGCATGGTGAATAGAATAGGCTGTGCCGCAACCGATAAGTATTGGCATGCTTAAAATGCCCGAGATAAGAACTGATCACGGCTTTAATCTTTTCCGGATTAATGTTTACTGAAGCAAACATTTTTAGCTTAGCCTTAAGGTTGTTTATTACCCGCTTCCTCACCAATACATACCCAGGCCTTACGATATACCCCAGGAAATCGATACCATTGGACACCGGCAACAACTTGCGCCGCTCAGGATGCAGCTGAAGCTTCAGCTGCTGGGCGACAAACTCATCGATCCGCCCTCTCAATTCCGCCAGCTTCTCCGGGTCTGTATCCAGAATCACAAAATCATCCACGTACCGGAGATAATGCCGGCATTTAAGAGTATGCTTGACGAATTGATCAAGCTCATCGAGATATACGTTGGCAAAAAACTGGCTCGTGAGATTTCCTATCGGAAGGCCGCGCTCATTATCCTTACCGAAAAGGCTTTTGTTGACCGGAATGGATTTCAATAGTGCGGAATCACCCCGGATGATGTACGACTTTGTGCAATCCCAGAAGAGAATCACCCGGGTAAGCCATAAGATATCCGGGTCGGTTATTTTTCTTTTGATCAGATCGAAAAGAATTTCTTTATTAATTGACGGGAAAAAATCTTTTATATCGAGTTGCAGGTAATATGCTCTTAACTTGCCGTTCCTGGTAGCCTGCCGGGTGAATTTACGCAACCTGTGTACTGCGGCATGTGTACCTTTACCGCTCCGGCAAGCGTATGAATCATGAATAAAAACCGGCTCGAAGACCTTTTCCATCTGATCCACAAGAAGATGGTGCACTATTCGATCTCTAAAATCAGCCGCGAAGATCTCCCGCTTCTTGGGTTTTGTTACGGTAAACAGAATAGAGCGCGAAGGATGGTAAGTTTTCTTGGTTAGTTCCCATTCGAGCTGGATAATATTCTCGGAGACACCAATTTCAATCCGGAGAGCATTAATTGTGTTGCGTTTCTTCTTCCGGCAATCGATATAAGCCCGATAAATATTTTCGAACGAAAATATACTGCTTTTAGAATCGTTGGCTGGAACGGACGGGACGAACATAATTATGATTGTCCTTATCGTTGTTGTTCACGTTGCCGTTGTTGGAACCCACGCACCACGCGGCCCAAAGGCAACAACAAGCTGCTTGCCTCTTCACTTAATGCCGATAATGGCCATCGGAAACAGATCCTTTCGGTACCATTTCCTGTTTTCTCATACCTGAACTGCTGGTGGAAAAGGCGCCCAGTGACTTCCTATTCGCAGGCTCCCGGGCAGGCTTCTCTTGCCTACCGGGATTCTCACAACTTCTTAGCCATCCTTCGCACTGTTTTGATACCTCACTGACTTTTCGCGCGGCTACCGCATAACTATGAGGGTTACGGTATGCTTTAATCTCAGCGCATATATCCACTTTTATCTTTAGTTCTAATAATTTATCCAAGGCGAGTCTAAGGTTGTTTTCTCTTAGTGAGCGGATATTGGCCTTGGCTATCAAAATGAGCGCAGCATACGAATCCCTACGGATATCTACTCCGATCTGGTATTTGTGATATCTCTCAAAGCCGCGGATGAGCATTTCAAAATAGGCGGTCATATCTTTTGCGGCTTTATACACTCTTAGATTTTCGTACGCTGCGCTCATATCTTCCTCAATGGTCTAAATTGTCAAAATGTCATCACTGGCTGGAACGGACGGGACGAACATAATTACGACTGCCCTTATCGAGGCTGTCCACGCCGCCGTAGCCGGAACCCAAGCACCACGCGGCCGTATAACTGCCGTCTTCCTGCCTTGTCCAGGCGCATTGATCACCTGACCAATACCAGTTGTCGAATTTGCCCTTAAAGATCCCGGTGTCATAGCAGGGATCGTGTTTCGTGCGGTCGAGCATACCGCACAGCTCTTCCACTGTCGGCAGCCGCCAATCCTTAAAGCCGGCATGCCCCTTCTCGTTCAGCGCCGCGATCGCCTTCTCGGCCTCCTCGTAGGTCATTGCCCGCTGAAAATCCTCTCCCAGCTGCGTGGGATCCTGCACGATCAACAGCCCGCTGTTCTTATCCGTCACCGTGTTGTCGCCGTTTGCTGTGAATCTTGCCTCTCTCGCCGCCTTTACCATCTTTCCTCCTTCTCTCTGTGTTGTTTGGTTTAACGCGCCTTAAAGGTCAAAAGGTCACTGGCTGGAACGGACGGGACGAACATAATCACGATTGGCCTTACCGACGTTGAGCACGTCGCCGTCGCCGGAACCCACGCACCACGCGGCCCCTGTATTCCAAGCGCAAAGTGTTGAAGTCCAATACCAGTCATCGAACTTCCCGCCAAAGATATTTTTATCCCAAGCGGGGTTGCAACAGCTATAGTCGATAATAGAACTCAACTCCTTAACTGTCGGCAGCCGCCAATCCTGTTTTCCGGCATAATTAAGCCTGGCGCAAGCCTCTACGGCTGAGGAGAAATCCATAACTTTATCTAACCCGGGGATACTGGAAGGGTCTTTGACAAACGTAACCTTAAGAATGCTATCTGTCACGGTCCCATCACCATTATCAATAAACCTGTTTGGTGTCTCCTTGGTAGTAATCTTGACTAAAGGAGACGAGTTTCCCATGAGTATTCTACGGATATCCTGCAACACACTTAACAAAGTATCTTTATTTTTTCTTACCATGTCGATACCCTCCATCCTCTCACTTTTGCTTCGCTTGCCGGTTGTTTCCATGCCCTCTCTAATTCCTGGACTGCTTAAATTCCCTGGTCGCTTTCCGACTCCAATATATTCTGTACCCGGGACAGAAATCCCTTTTTATGTATATTGAAGGCGGCATGGATATGTTCCACGAACTCCTCACTGGTTTCCGATGTGAGATCCCTTAAAGCCCGCTTTCCGCGGATAATTACCTTTCTAACGCTTGCGGACTTTTTAGGTTTCTTTTCGGCAGGCTCCTTAACGATTGCCGCAATCTCCGAATCAAACAGTTTGATCTTGTAGGTAGTTTCAAAGAATCCCCTGATCTCTGAATATTTCTTACCATCCTTGCGCATTATGCGCACCTGTTCAACCTGCCCTTCGTTAAGCTTGTTCATCTTTCTGCCTTTCTGCATCCAGGGAACAGATGCTTTTCATTTGTCCTCCAATCTCTTGGCGTTTTTTCGTTCTCTCTTTAATCGTGCCCGCTCAAGATAATATTGCTTCTGCTGTTCCGTCTGTGGTGGATTGATTATTGCAGGGTCTATCGAAAATTTGCGCCCAGACGGTAAACCTCTCCTTAAAGAGTAAATCAGAGGCAGGAGAATGCTTGGTTTCATTTGTCCTCCAACAGTTCGGGGTTGTCTGTGGCGTTGCCGATGACTTCAAAATAATTCATATTGATAAGTTCCTCATCATCACTATTATAAAAAGACTGCCATTTTTGGTCATCCGGATGAACCTTTGAATAATGTGTAGGTTCGTAACCAAAACATCCATATTGCATAGATACAATTACGCAATAATCTGGAATTTTTTTGTGTCCTGGATCTGTATTAAGAATATCTTCAAATAAGATATCTCTCCCAAAAATCTTCTTTCCGTTCTTATCCAGCAACCCGATGAACTGCCCTACGCTTTCGGGAAGGACTTCTTGGTATGTGTTTTGTGTAGCCGTTTTAAAAGGTGCATAATATATCCTGCTTTTACCTTTTGGTGTAACTACATAACTCCCATACACCCACTCCCCATTGTCCTTGCGCTTCCCCCGAAATAAGATTTCTCTGGTCATTTTTCCTCCATAACTAACCTTATAAGACGGTTAAACTTCATCTTGTATTGTTCTTCGACGCGCTCTTTGCAGTGGAAGATATTCTTCATTTGGTCGAGCATAAGTTCCACGTCGGCTATTTCTTCGATAATGGCGTGGACGCGATCTTCACGAATATTATCGTTTTTGGCGCGGTTAAATTTATTCAAGGCGATTACCAGTTCTGCCATTTCCTCAAATAGTTGATTAACCTGGGATCTGATTCCCCATTTATCAAGAGCCTTTTGAAATATTTCTTCTTTATTCACTTCAACACCTCCTTACACAATGCCGCGGCAAGACACACCGGCACGGCATTGCCGATCTGTTTCACCTGCTCTGCCCTATTTCCTGCAAACTTATAATCATCCCCGAATGACATCGCCCTGGCCAGTTCGCGCGGTTTGAGCATCCGGAAGCGTATATCAAGTGTCTGACCGTTGATCTTCGGCTGGATCAGGGATATCGCTCCGGCTCCTGCGACTGTAGGCACCGGCTGATTGACCGACCGCGGCGCCGCACAAGACTGCTGGCCAAGAACGAAGGGTTCGCACAATCCTAATTTCTCTCTTGTGGTCTGGGTTGGAACCGGTTTATCTATCGATTTACCGTCTGCGTTGCGGCTAAAATGCAACAAGAATGGCTGACATAACCCCGTATGATTGCCGCTTGTCGTAACCGTAGGCGCCGGGCGGTCAACAGACCGCGCGTCGTTCGTCCCGTAGAACTGGACAAGGAACGGTTCGAGCTCTTTACTGCAAAACTTCCGCAGTCCTGCGTATATGCGGTTCATCGTGTTCTGCGAAAGCGGCTTCTTACGCTCATAGATACTCTGCCCGGGGATCCCCCAATCAATGATCTCCCGCGCCGTCCGCCAGCGTTTTGTCTTGCCGAACAGCCCGGCTTCTCCGTCTGGGGTATGCGTCGGCTCCGGCCAGGTAATCGGCTGGCGGCCGCGCCGCGCTATGATAAACAACCTTTCGCGCGTGGTAGGATCCCCGTAATACGCCGCGTTTAAAACCCGGTAGTCAACCCTGTATCCGAGCGACTCCAAAGCGGTCAGGAAGGCCCGGAACGTTTCTCCCCGGCGGCTTTTCAACGGCTTCCCGTTTGACCCCAGAGGCCCCCAGGAAAGGAATTCCTGGACGTTCTCAACGATTATGTTCTTGATATACAAGGCTTCGGCCCAGCGGACAACGTGCCAAGCCGAGGCCCGGGACTGGTCCGAGCACGGCTTCCCGCCGCGGGCGCGTGAATGGTGAGTGCACTCCGGGGACGCCCAGAGGATATCCAGGCGTCCGCCGGGGACTAATTTGCGCGGATTCACGCTGTCAAGCGTCTCGCATATATGCCGGGCATAGGGATGATTAACCGAATGCGTGGCGATGGCGATGTCCCAATGATTGACCGCAAGCAGCCAAAGCTTACGCCCGAGCTCCTCACAAGCCTTTTTCAACCCGCTTGAAGTGCCCCCGCCTCCGCAGAATAGATCGGTCGCCAGGATCTGCTTCATTCCTTCACCAGTTCCTTCGGTACCTTCCCCTTAGGGGCGTTCTTATAAACATATTCCACCAAGACCTTCTTGGGCGCCGTCCTCTCCTGGGCGAATGATATCCCGAATTCCTTGATCAACCCCACCAGCTCGTCTTTCGTACAAGCCTCGAGGTACTCCTTGGTGATGGCGTAATCCTTGGCCATCGAGAAGCCGAGAGAACCACAGAGGAATTCCAGATCGTCATCAGCCAATGCTTTTGACCTCTCCAGGATGACTTTTGCGATCAGTTCCTGCACCTTTTGATCTCCCAACTCGTAAAGCTGGGTAATTGTCCAACAATCACCCCAGCTTTTCCCGGTACCTTTGACGATCCCCTCAAGAATTTCGCGCGGACGCATATCCCGGGCGTTCCTGTCGAGATCCTCCAGTATCCTGTCCAGGATGATCACATTCCGGACTCTCTGATTATCAATAGTGGATACCTTCGATACATGGAAGCTGTATTTTGCATTGCGGATACGGTTATCTCTCTTCGCCTTGGCCAGATCCTTTGGCCGGGAACCTTCTCCGGAAGAAACCTTGATCCCTGCGCTCTTCAGGATCCCCTGGAGATCAGATCTATCAACCATCTCGATAACCTTGCCGGTGAACGGCTGTATAGCGCAGACGATCTTTGCGTCCTTGTTGTTTTTTAGCATTTTCCGGACCGTAACGCCTGACGGCCAGGAGTAGTCATGCTTATCCAGGGAGATATATTTCTTATCCGGAGATTCGTCGTTGCGATATCGAAAAAGCTGCTTTGCTTCTTCCTGGGAAATAACAGCTTTTCCCTTCTCTTTGAGCCTTGCTATCTCCCGCTGCACATTCGCGTTTTTCTTTACCTCAAAACACCCGGGATCCGTGCAGATGTCTTTCCCCTGGACGTCCGCGAAAAGCAGCTGGTCGTTGCCGGTCCGCCGCGGGCACTCCAGACAGGAGCACTTGCCGGCAAGGCCCTTCTCTTTGGGATCGAACTGCGCCTCTTTGATCTGCACCATAAGCTGTTCTTCGATGTACCTTTTGCTTTCTTGATAGTTTAAAGGCTCACCTCGGACTCCATATTCTCCGCCTTTGGCGATATGCTTACCGGCCTCCAGCTACAGGCCTGGAGGTACTTTGGCCACCAGGAGAGCCACAGAAGGGCTGAATTTTCCGCTGTAAAATATCTTCCGGTTCTCCGGGATCAGGTCGCACAGCTTGAGCCTGCCGTACACATACGCCCGGCTCTTGCCGATCTTGGCCGCGATATCCTCCACTGTCTTATATCCGTGCTTTTTCATAAGCGCTTCATACCCCTCGGCCTCCTCAAGCGGGTGCACGTCCTCCCGCTGCAGGTTCTCGATCACCATGCACTCCAGGGCCTGCTGGTCCGTCAGGATCCGCACCACGGCCGGAATATCTTTGAGGCCTGCGGTTGTGGCGGCCCGGAACCTGCGCTCGCCGCAGACTATCTCGTACTTGTCGCCCTTGGGCCGCAGAAGGATAGGATTCAATATCCCTTTTTCTTCCACGGAAGCCACCAGCTCTTTCATCTTCTCCGCGTCGAACGTCTTGCGCGAATTATAAGGCGACGATTTGATGTCTTTTAGTTCCACTGTTTTCATATCCACGGCTTATCCCCCTTTTTTTTACTACCGGTTAACTTGTTCTTCTCCCCAGCGCTTTTGCTTCCGATTTCCAGTCTAACCCCCTTGCCTTGCACCATTGTTTGAAGTTCTTTGCCGAGTAAAATATTTTATTCAGCCTTCTTTTGCTCACCGACCCCATCAGCAACCTCCCGTCTTACTATCGATAAATTGGATGTTCTCAACCCAAACCCTTGTTTTATGCTGCCGCTTGCCGCTTCCATCCTCCCAAGATTCCGTCTTGATCCTCCCCTCAACAAGAATCGGCTTACCTTTAGAAAAATACCTGACAACAACATCCGCAGTGTTCCCCTGGGCTACACAAGCGACAAAGGCAACCTCCTCCTTGCGCTCTCCGCCCGTTGTTTTATATCTATAATTCACCGCTACGGTAAAATTACACACCGCACTGGAAGGAAGATTATTCAACTCCGGATCTCTGGTCAAATGCCCCGCGAGTATAACTTTATTTATATCCACCTATCCCCCTTTACTCCTAATCCGCCTTCGCCTTGGCGATACTGGAGGTTAACCTGGCCAACTTCTCCTTGCCTGCCTACCCTTCAGCTATCAACTCCCGCTCCGCTTCCACAAAATTCCTGCCGCTGGAATCCGGCCAGCGGTTGCGCAGCCACTGGTTGACTCTACCCCAGGATTCCCTGGGGAGTTCTTTTAAAACCGCCTTAATCGCCCCTTTGGAGGCCAACCTGCCGAGTTTTTCGGTTAAAAACCGGTGAATATCCGTTTCGGGCTGTTTTGGGCCGGATTTGGCACTCCTAAGCGGAAAAATCCCCTGCCAGGAATTAGCTGTCGATTCCTCAAGCATGCTGATCGCTTCTTCCTGGCTTGCGGTATGCAGTTTTTTTAGAACAAGTTCTTTTGCCCGGTCTGTTGCCGGCTTGCGGATTTTTTGACGCATGTCCAGGTAAGCCGCGAACGCCTGGACAAACCTTTCATCCTGCAGGAATTTCCATTCCCCCTTAACAATCCCCTTTAAATACTTATCCTTGTCTTTATCCTTATCCTTGTCTTTGTCTTTAACCCTATCGTTGACCTCAAGTTGAGGTCTATTTGAGGTCAAGTTAAGGTCATCTTGAGGTCTATTTGAGGTCTCGTAGACCTCAACTTGGGGTCTAATTGAGGTCAAGTTGACATCATTTGTTTTAAGGAGGGCTAAGATGCTTGCATGCACGCGGTTCTTGGGATTTAGTACCTGGCCGTATTGAAACGGGATGAATTGGCATAGAAACCACTTACCGTTCGGTAAGGCTATAACCCGTTCTTTTCCTTTTTCCCGATCCCTATTAAAGATTTCCAAGGCCTGGCTTATATCGGCTTCGCAGCCGTATAACTTATTAAACATAGCTACGTTAGGCCGCCAGATCCCGGCGTGGTCGCACTTATCTTTTATATAAATCCATAGGTCTCTATAATCGCGGTCCAGCGCGATAAACCAATCCTCTTCCCATATCTCCGTATCATGGAATCTTTTCATTGCCGGCGCCCCCTCCCGGTACTCTTATTCCCCCAACAGACACTAAGATGATTGATATATTCCCCGGCCCAATTCTGGGAGACCGGTATCCTTCGGCCCTTTTCGGTCGTACACCAAAAGATGGGGTGCTTACAGAATTTACATACACCCGTAACCTTACCGCTCAACGGCATACTGACCGTCATCCCGCCTTTAAGTTCTATGATCCCCGGCATGAACTCACCCCCATTTTGAAACCTAATTAGACAAATATTAACTGTCCTGCGTTTTGTGGGTCGGTTCTAAACAGATCTTTTGTTTGCAATGATTCCAGGTGTACTTTGCGCGCCCGCTTCTGCTTGTTGTAAGTCTGCAGCATATCGAAAAGCTCGTCCTTAAAAGAAGACAGGTATATCCTGGCCTCCTCTTCGTTGGCGGGTATATAGTAACCGGAAGGGCCCACCTTCGAAGATCCCACAAGGACCATCGCCTTGCGCAGCTGCCGGATCTCTTCATTCACGTCCCGGATCGTAGTATTAAACTTTACAGCCAGTTCACGGGCTTTGACCGGCCGAAGCCTGCCGGTATGGAATTGCACCAGGTAACGGTAGATCTGCGAGTCTACTGGTTTAAACATAGCTAAAAAGCGGCAAATAAGACCCAGACGATGCCCGCGATCAATGCGGTGAAAGCGGTGAATTTAAGGACGTCTTTGCACATAGAACCTCCTTATCTTGCTCGACTTTATTATCTGCCGCGCGGGCAATCCCGATTAAAGTCCGCTCCCGGCTTATCGGCCGTTACTTCTTTGGAAGTAATTCCTTTTCCGATGATCTGGATCCTTCCTTCATCGAACCATTGAGTATCGGGGCACTTCCCATCTTTGGACGCCCGGCTGGCTATTCCGTATTGATTGCATCCAAACAAATATTCAATCCGCCCGACGATAATCCCCTTAATACCCGTAATTTTGTCTTTGGCTTCTTTTCCGAGATCATAATTAAACATTTAAATACTCCCCCTTTTTTAAAAAACCGCTCAGCAAAACTTTCACTTCTCATCGCATACCCACTCATCTTCCAGATACCCTGGCTGCCATACCGGACTAAAACCCTTATCCCCGATATAAGTCATATCGAGCCTGGCCGGGTGGTACACCGATTCGTAATGCCCGGCCGCGCACTCGGTAGTCCGGCATCCGGAGATAAGCAATATCCCGAGGAAGAATCCCGCGAATATCAACGCCAGGAAAAGCAAAGCCAATTTTTCCTTGGCCTTCTCGATCAGGACTATCATAAACAACGATATTACAAACCCCAGTGCCAATGCCGGCAGTGCCAAAATCACTCCTATCAACTGAATCTTGGTCATATTCTCCTCCTCTTATTTTGCGTGCCCTAAAAAGAGCGCCGCACCGATAAAAAAAGCGGCTATCAACAATACGGCCGCTACCGATATACCCGGTTTTTTATCCATGATCATCAGGACGCAGGCCATAAAAGACGCTTCTATTATTAGCGCCGCCAATGGGGCCATTAACGCGACACCTATCATTTGCAGTCCTGTCATATTTTTCTCCAGGAGCCGTCTCCGGCCGCCTTCCTCTTTTCGTACATGGTGTACCTGCGCAGATATTCCCGCGTCTCTTCAAGAATATGACCGTCAATTACCGCTTTTATTCCTGCGTTGTAGGCGATAAGACAGTTGGACGGCGTTATCGGCTGGTTAAAATACCGAAGCATTGCCGGGATCCTCTCAAGCATATACCACCTGGCAATTCCGGTATTTATATCCGAATCGAACAAATCCTCAACCGTCCACTTCCCCCAAGGGTGGCGATCATTAAATTCCTGCAGGCAGACTTCCGATATTTGATACAAGCCGCGGCATTTTGAGCGGGGGTTAAACGCTTTCGGATCGCCGCCGCTTTCTATTTCCTGGATGATCTCCATATCAATAAAATCTTTGATCATCGACAATCCCTCCCCCACGTTTCTACAAACCTTGAAGAAAACCACGTCAAAGGATTCCACCATTTCACTGTTGATTGAAAATATCCTACAACCCATGTTAAAGAATCTGGACCAAAGTCTTCTCCGCAAAATTTGCAGATTTTACCAGCATATAAAATTCCCAAGAAATAGGTCGGTACCCCTTCCGGATAAGGAAAGTATTTACCGCAAGTATGTTTCATTGCGCGAACATACTGTTTCATCACTCCTCCCTTCAAGATAACTCCTGTCCCTGCCTGATAATTCTCTCGATGGATGGGTTCATCTTATTCTCCTATCCTGCCGCGCTATACTTTACTGCCTCCGTCCGGAGGTGCTATAATGGGAAGTGCTCTAACAACCCACTAACACCAACCGGAACAGGAGGCTATCTATGGAACCCGAATTGATCGGAATTCCCTGGTATAAAAAAGAGCATTACCCCCGCATCCTGGCAATATTCACCGACGGCCATAATCTACCCGACACCTTCGATGACTGGCTTAAGAAAGCCCAGGATATCGCAGACAGGATCGAATCTCGTGGGAGCACCGTCATAAAAGTTGACATTGATCCGGAAACTTTTCCTGCCTGGTGTATGTCCCGCGGCCTGAATATCGATAGCAACGCACGAAATTACTTCGTCAACTGCTTTCTTGCCGGGGAATATTCCGATTGATATCGTCATTGCCTCACCTTTTTGAAAAGGATATCGGCCGGCATAGAGGCGCTTATTGGTCCCCCATTTGCGGCCTGAGGGCGATTATTCCGCGGTTGTTCAAAACAAAAAACTCCGCTTGCCAGGGCTGGGAAGCATCCTCGGGCCGTAACTCCCAAAGGATTTTTCTGGCAAGCGGAGCATAGGGGCTTATCCAATAAAAAAGTTACGGTTTCTCTCGGCTTCCCGGCCATTTTTGTATTACTCCTTGCTATACATTTCTTGTATGACATTCGATAGCTCAATTGTAGGAAAATAGATAACAAAAAACCGACCACCGAGTAAGATTAGTTACTCAATGGTCGGTATTTTGTATGAAAAGAACTTACTTAAAGCTTATTTATCGTCGGATAACTCGCGATATATTATAGGAAGTTGAGGGGTGGTTTTTAGCCGGTCGCAAAGCGTTTTCGCGGCCGGCTTTTTTATATTATGGTAAGACGCTGTTCCCGCGTTCATTACTTTGCATCAGATCTTCACCAGTCCAGCCTATTCGTTTCCGACGCCCATTCTTCTCCTATAGGTAATGCGGTGAAGTCGCCGTATGTTGATCCTCCGGATGAAAATATCGAACTAAATGTCGTGAATCTGCCTTCTGAAGACGCGTACCCTTTGTCGGCAGCGGACGCCATCAGCCCTGTGTTGAATGTCGAAAAGTTCGCGTATGTTGATGATCCGAGGGATCCCGCTCTCATTTCCGCACCAAATGTAGAGAATGATCCCGAATTGCTTTTGCCGGCTCCGGATGTCAATCCCGCGCTAAATGCGTTAAATTGGCCGTCTGCGCTTCCTGCTCTCGCCGCGGAGAATCCGGAGTTTTTTATTTTCACAGCCGGAAGTTCTACGAATCCAGATCCGCTGTTTCCACCAGAGAGCATCCCCGGGCTAAATGTTGAAAACTCTCCGGAAGAAGCCGTCACAGGGCCGGCTGCTGTGGTGGTATTTGTAGAAGCGTTGACTGAGCCTTCTGCGGTATCGGAATTTGTGCTGGATACATATTTCCAGTACGAAGAAGAAAACCAGCCGGCTTCAGCGGATTTATACTCTTTCACGGATACATCGCCGTCTTCCTTGGTAAACGTTATTTTTTTGCTTCCGTCATTATAGATATCGATGACCATCGTTGCGCCGCCGTCTGACTTATAGGTGGTCTCCGTGCTCACTTGTTTTTCGGAATTTGTGCTTGCTGCCGGGGTGTTCATCGCGGAACTGGACGTAACCTCCATAAGCGATGTGAATGTATTGCCTGCGGCAGCAGCAACTCCGATGCGCATAATCATCATAATAAGGATAACCGTAATGTAAAATATCAAGTTAGTAATTTTCATTCAGCACCTCCCTGTTCTTATTCTATTGAAAAAACCGATTACGTCCGTGGCTTTCTGCCGTTTTTACGGCATCCGTAAAATCAACAGTTTCTCTTTAAATAATACTTTTCTTAAGTGCTTATTAATAACGCTTTTAAGTTTACCATATTTAAGCCGGCTATTCAAGTCGACCAACGGGCAGAAAAACCCAGGCTTTTTAGCCCAGGAAATATGAAGAGGATTGGCTTCGGGGGAGCTTCATTATTTTACGCAGTCCGCGCGCCAGCAGCAGAGTGTTTCAGTGCAGGTTTGCTTGTTGGAGGTGTCAAAACAGTCAAAATTACCTTCTTGTTTCTGGATCCGGTGAATTAATTCTTTCTTGGAATATCTCCAGGTATCTTTGACGCCTAATTGTCTGGCTTTATTCTCGATCTCGGAAAGTCGCATAATTCAGCCTCCTTTTTTTCATCCAAACAGCCAACGCCTGAATGCGGGTTAGACCCCTCTTCCCCGCGGCCGGTTCTCAAATATTGATCTTCTGCGATACTTGATAGATTATGGGGATCTTGCTGTATTTTCCCCGTAGAGACTGTAATGTTCCGAAAAGAAGACAAAGCATATAAATGAACAGGGTGAGTTTATAAAAAAG